TCAGATAAAGCACAAAAAGCGGCACAAAAAGCGGAACAAGAAGCGGCACAAGAAGCGGCACAAGAAGCGGCACAAGAAGATAAAGTAGATATGGAAATCACAGAAAAGAAAGCAGATTAAATAATTTTATAAAATTGATTTATAAAATTATATATTTATTATAATAAAATGAATACCAATAAACCAAAACTTAGTTTCACTGCTAAATTACCTCCAATGACTAACATTATTGATAATAAAATTACTGAAAATAGTCTACACAGTTCTAATAAAGATATTACACAAGCTGAAAAGAAAAAAAAGAAAAAAAAGAAGAAAATTCCCAAAAGATGTCAATTAAAAGGGTGTAAGAAAAAATTGCTCATTACATCTTTTGAGTGTAAATGTGAAAAGAGATTTTGCAATTTACATACATGTGCGGAAAGCCACAATTGTACCTTTGACTATAAAAGTTTTTACAGAAAAAATTTGGTAGATAAAGCAGGATTAGGGGGTGGTCAGATAGATAAAATTGGTGATAGGGTATAATTACCAACGACTTTTCTTGACGTTTATTCGCGGGCCTTTTCTTTGTGCTTTGGGATCAAATACTTCTTCATCGTCGTCGGATCCGATATCTTTTGACATTTCCCAAAATTCCTTAGAACCGAGTTTAAATTCTCGATGAGGATCTCCCTTATACCAAAATATTTGATCATCTAATTTATTAGATTTTGCATTATTAGATATTACTAAACATTCATAATTTTCCGTACATTGATCCATCACTTGACAAAAGCTCTCAAATGTTGGAAACATGCCTGCATAATTTTCATATATACGTTTCCTATTGTTGATATAAGGCTCGCGAAGAATAAAAGTATAATCTATATTTGTTCTTAAATTTGGAGGAACCCCTAAAGGGTACTGCATTGTTATCACCAACATTATTTTCCAATGACGACCATTCATGAACAGGAGACGCATTAATTTATCTCGAGCCCAACTATTATCATACAAACAATCATCCAAAATAACAAATGCTCTTCCATCTATATTGCACCTTCCATATGCAGAAGACTCTTTATTAATTTGTTTGATAACCATTTTTTGCCGTTTTAAAATATTCTCAATTATAGCAGTATTATATTCATCATGAATAAATAATTTAGGGACCATTTTAGCATAAAAACCATTTCCAGCTTCTGTACCTGAAATAACAGTTCCTATGGGAATATCTTGATGATGATATAATAAATCCTTTACCAAAAAAGACTTTCCCGTATCGCGGCGTCCTATTAAGACGATGACTGGTCCCTGAGTTTCATTCGATTTAAATTTGATATTTTTCATATCGAACTTTTTTAATTCCAAATTCATATTATTTTTCACTTATATTAAAATTAATATGAATTTACGCAATAAATAAGTTTAAAGCTAGTATAAATTTTATCAATAAACACTAATGTTTGATTTATATTATAAAAAAAATGATAATACTGGGTTTTTTAGTTCTCTGAACGATATAGAAATTTATAATGTACAAAATTATATCCCACTTTACAAACAGTTTTTTTCTCTTAAAGAATCTAATTACAAGAATCTTAACTTGAATCATGAATATCATATTACTAATTTGTCCAAAACTGATAAACGCAATAAATTTAATTGCATCGTGAATGGCAATGGAAAAAACGAGACTAAATTATGTTTTTTTAAATTCTCTCCATTATTGGATCCTGTTAAATATATGGTAGGAAAATACAAAGATTTAGGGGAAACAGAACGCATTGCATTGCCAGAATTGAATGAAAATATTTGCCATAAAAAAGTACTTGATCCAAATAATTCTGCATATGTGGATAGTTTTTTTTCTTATTTAACAAGTCAATTATATCATAATTGCTATTTTCCCCACGGGTTAGATTTCTTTGGCTCATTTCTTGGAATTCAGAAAAAATTTGTTTATAATGTTGCCGATGATATAGATTATTTACATAATTCAACCTATTTTCATAAGAATCAAGAAGAAAAATTCAAAATTGAGAATATTGATCTAGGAATGTTAGTGGATTTTGATACAAGAAATTATAAGAAAAAACTTAATATTGGTAGTAATGTTAGTAATAGAAGTGTTGATTCGGTTAACAATGAAGATTTTAAAGAAGTATTTCATTTATCCGATATTTCTAGTAATAGTAATCTAACATTGCCCGATCTAATTTTTGAATTTGATTTACCACACAATCAATCAAGAAAAACTGATTCAACATGCTCTTCGCGATCATCAAATACACATTCCAAATGTACAGATAATGAAGATTCCATTTCTGCCAATGATGACATTGAAGAAGAAGATGAAGAAGGATCCTCCTCCATGTCTAGTTTTGGATCAGATATAGAAGTCAATAGTATATTGTACAATTTTCCAACACAAATAATATGTTTAGAGTGTTTAGATGGAACATTAGATTCATTATTAAATGAGGAAAATGAGATGGATAGTGATGAATGGAGGGCCTGTTTATTCCAAATTATTATGATGTTAATCATTTATCAAAAAGTTTTTCATTTCACTCATAATGATCTGCATTCAAATAATATTATGTTTAAAAAAACAGAAAAACAATTTTTATATTATCGATATAATCAAACATATTATAAAGTTCCGACATTTGGAAAAATCTTTAAAATCATTGATTTTGGACGAGCTATTTATAAATATAAAGGTCGTACTATCTGCAGTGATAGTTATCATTCAAAAGGCGACGCTGCTACACAATACAATTGTGAACCTTATTTTAATTCAAAGAAACCAAGACTAGAACCTAATATGAGTTTTGATTTATGCAGATTAGCATGTTCATTATTTGATTATTTTGTAGAAGATCCAGATGATATTGAACCAATGGATCATCTGGCAAAATTAATGGTAGAATGGACAAAAGATGATAAAGGTCGAAATATATTATATAAGAAAAATGGCGACGAAAGGTATCCAGATTTCAAATTATATAAAATGATCGCGAGAACTGTCCATAAACATACACCTCAAGCTCAATTAGAAGGTCCATTTTTTAATAGATATATTGTTTCCCGTAAAAAAGTAAGTAAAAAAACCAAAATTATAGATGTAGATAAAATGACAGATCTAAGTCAAACTGCTACTAATACAGTTGTTTCTTCCAATTATTAACCGAACTTTAATTTATAATAATATACTATATGTTGGTTGGGGATTCTAGCAAAGGATTGATTGATATATATACTTTTAGTCATATTTCACATGGGATTCTATTTTATTTTATTTTTCTATATTTGCAAATTGATTTTGTAAACGGTTTATATCTAACTATAATTTTCGAATTTTTATGGGAAATGTTTGAAAATACAGATTATATAATTAAAAAATACAGGAAAAAATACAGAGATTATGATGGAGATAGCATTATTAATATAATTGGTGATATAATAAGCACCATTATCGGATATATTTTTGCATATTACTCACCATATAGCTCAATTATTTATCTGGTATTATCTGAGTTATTATTGATGCCATATAAAGCAAATTTATTGGAACTTAGTATAGGTAGTTTGATTAAAAATTGAATTTAAAGATTAATATGAATTATTATTCATATCAATCATGCCACTTCGAAACGGAAAAGAATATCTTCTTTCATATTTATGTAGAAAATGTACCAAATTTTATGGTTCTGAACAATACAATTACAATTGTAGTTACTGTTTAAATGGAACACAAGGTCTTCCTACACAAGAAGTATTTACGGAAAAATGCAATCAATGGGCTATTGAAAATTCTTTTAAAAATACAGGGGTATGGTTTCGATCTTTAAAACAAGTTTCAAAATTGAAAAAAGATAATATACTCTATTCATTAATTCAATCAATGAAAGGTCATGGAGAAAATATGCGTAATAAATATTTATTGGCTGATGATGCACTAGTGTTATATAATGACAATCCCACTTTACTAAGAAGCCATATATTAGGGCATATAGTCAGTGATTGGTGGAATATTGTAAGCACAGATAATAAGTGGCCCCCTCACGTCGCATGTTATTATGGAAATTTTAATGAACCCCTTGAAATAGGTAAGAATATACCTCCTAGAATGCCACACGGATTAATGTTAAAGAATCTACCCTGTATTTAATATATATCAATGAAAATTAACACATATATATTAAATTATTTTTGATGTGATCGTCTTCTTCGGCGTTTTCTTTTCTTTTGTGTTTTTTGGCGTTTTCTTTTCTTTTGTGTTCTTCGGCGTTTTCTTTTCTTTTGTGTTCTTCGGTATTTCTTTTTGCCTCCTATGTTT